GCAAACAGAAATGAGGTGTTGCCATGTGGATGACACAAACGCTATGATACCTGACTGGACGCTGGAAGACTTCATGACACAGGCGCCATATGAATGGTTATACGAGCGACGGGAAAACAAGTTCACGCTCCAGCTTCTTCTGAACAGGGCCCTGAACAGAGCGAAGAGTCTTCACTTTCAAGGCTTCATGAAGACGTGGAACAGTTTCGTAAGACAGAACAGCCCGCAAACTTCAATCCTTGGATCTAATCAGACTATGTTCCCAGGCCAGCCGGTACAGCTTGGGTGCGGGTCTTACGTGGCTGATGAGTACGGCGTGTCCAGGATAAACGAGATGGGCGCGGAGGTCGAGGTCATCTCCCATCCGATCATGCCGGTCATGCGTCTGGTAAACATCGAGACGCTGGAGGCAAAGCTTTCCATCGCTTTCCAGCGTGGAGAGGACCCGTGGAAAACAATCACGGTTCCCAGGGAACTGCTTGCATCGGCACAGAAGATCATTGCGCTCGCCAAACAGGACATCGGTGTGAACAGCGAGAACGCAAAGGAAGTCGTCAAGTTTATGAGCACCCTTGAGTCAATCAACTACGACGAGCTCCCAAAGCAAAATGCCGTATCACACATGGGCTGGCTCAGCGACGGACGGTTCATGCCGTACGTGGACGATGTCACCTACGACGGGGAGAGCGCTGAGTTTGACAGGGTATACCGGGAACTGCGCCCAACCGGGAACGAGCGGGCATGGATGGATCTGGCAAAGGACGTCCGCGCCGGGAGCTCTGTTCCGGCCAGAATCGCATTGGCTGCGGGATTTGCCGCTCCGCTCGTGAAAAAACTGGACGCTCTTCCCTTCTTCGTGCATCTGTGGGGCGAGAAGGGATGCGGCAAGACAGTGGGACTCATGCTCGCCGCGTCAGTCTGGGGCAATCCTGAGCTTGGCGGGCTGGCAAAGACCTTCTCCGGAACGAAAGTTTCCTTCGAGCTCAGCGCGGCGTTCTGCTGTAACCTGCCTGTACTTCTGGACGAGCTCCAGGTGGTCAATGACAACCGAAAGAACTTCGATGACATCATCTACATGCTTTGCGAGGGTGTCAGCAAAGGACGCGGGTCCCGGGACGGTGGGCTCCAGCTTCAGCGAAGATGGTCCACCTGCATCATCACGACAGGCGAAACGCCAATTATCCAGAGCAATTCTGGCGGTGGCGCGGCGGTCCGTACCATCGAGGTAAACTATAAGGGGCAGCCGCTGTTCGGAACGGATGCGAAGGCCAGGGACGCGGCAAGTACACTCAAGAAAAACTATGGTTTCGCCGGAAAGAAGTTTATCGAAGTCATTCAGCGGGAAGGCATGGTCGATGCCCTGCGGAAAATATTCCAGAAGTACTATGACGAGCTGTCCGGCGAGATCGACGCAAAGCAGATCATATCCGCATCAATCCTGCTGGCCGCTGACGCCCTGGCTACGACTTTCATCTTTAAGGACGGGCACAACCTGACAGCGGATGAGCTGAAAGAGTTCCTGATCACAAAGGACGAGTCAAACGTGAATCTCAGGTGCTACCAGTTTATCACGGACTGGATTGCACAGAATCCGCGACGGTTCGATACGTCCGACATGAACAGCGGCGAATGCTGGGGCTCTATCGAGAACGGCGTGGCGTACATCAACCGGACCGTGTTTGAAACGACGCTCCAGAACAAGGGCTACTCGCTGAAACCATTCCTGAACTGGGCAAAGGATACAGGGAAACTGCTGTATGAGGACCACGGATCCGGCAGCGAGCGACGGCTTACAGTGCGTAAGTCGTTCCCTTCCGGGCGGATGCGGTGCTTTGCAATCGACATCAGCAACAAGCCGCCCATGACGCCAGAACAGATGGAGTATACGAAGCTGTCTGAGGAGGAGGTGCCTTCAGAAATGCCATTCTGAGATGAGCCTGGACAGGAGCTGTCCCACTTTTTTACGGGCTGTCCCACTGTTTTCGGAATTTGGCCCACTGAGGTTGGCCAAAGTGGGACAGGTCAAAACCCTTATAAATCAACGTCTTGAGGGGTGTAAAAATGAAAGTGTCCCACTTGTCCCACTTTTTCTAGGGTATACACCGTACAGGGCTTTCTCCCCTCTAATATTGTGTACCAAGCGGGCTCGCGCGCGTATGGTGTGTATATATAAAAAAAGTGGGACAAGTGGGACAGGTAAATGAGAAACCCTTATAAATCAACGCTTTGAGGCATGTTTTTGCTGTCCCACTTTTAAAATCAGAGTGGGACAAACGCCAAAAAAGTGGGACAATCGCAGAAAAAAGTGGGACACGAACAGAAAAGGAGGTAAAGCGATGTCAAAATCATTCGATTCGGTAGCTATCAATTCAAAGTTTCGTTACTACCTGGCCATGTATAAGTACGCATACGAGGAAGTGTACGGGAAAAAGCGCAGCGTGTCTTCGATGGTAAACGAAGCGGTAATAGACTACGTAGCGAAACACAGAGACGAGATAAACGAGACGTACCGTCTCTGTCAGGAAAAGTATCCTTGGTTTAAAGCATACGTGGAGGAAGGCGAGCAGATGATCACAGAGGACGGTGACACGAACACATGAAGACACTTATCGCAATTCCGTGCATGGACATGGTACACACCGCATTCGCTGACGCCCTGCTCCGAATGGATAAACCACCAGACACGCACGTGCTGTTCCTGCCTGGGAGCCTTATATACGACGCCCGGAACCAGCTTTCCCTGATCGCAATTCAAAACGGCTGTGACAATGTGCTCTGGCTGGACAGTGACATCATCCCGCCGCAAGACGTCCTCATCCGGATGCATGAGCACATGGAGCACGGATACCAGATGGTCACCGGCCTGTACTTCAAGCGCACCATGCCCACCGCGCCAGTCATCTACAGCAAGGTAGACCAACCAGACACGGACGAGCACGGACGCTTCCGCAAGCGCATCATAGAGTACAGAGATTATCCGCAGGACGCCTTCTTCAAGGTTGCGGGCTGTGGCTTCGGGTGCGTCATGACCAGAACGGACCTGCTCAGTAAACTCTGGGATATGGCAGGTCCGCCCTTCGCACCTTTCCCCTGGGCCGGTGAGGACATCGCATTCTGCTACCGGGCAAACCACGCCGGCGAAACAATCTACTGCGACAGTTCAATCCGGTGTAAGCACATCGGCACATTTGCCTACACCGAGGAACTGTACACAACACTGACCGGAGGTGATCAATACGGCAGGACTGAGTAAAGAATGGTACCGTGACGTAGCGGACCTGGCCTGGAAAGAATTCTTCCGGAAAGAACGGGAACGGGATGCGTTCATCAACTACTCGCACCTCTCGCAACCGCTCTTTGATGCGTGCCGGAAGATCTACCTGGAGAAGTGCACCGTCGAGGATCAGCGCATCGTCCGGGCATACTACGACCGGAAATGGGGAGACGGGATCTTCGCCCTGGAGGAATTCGCAGAACAGGAAGGAATCCCCATAGACGGATGCTGGCACGCAATCAGACGCGTACGGAGATTCCTGATGCTGGAAATGAAACTACTGGAACGAAACGGAGGTGCTTTCCCGAGATGAAATCAGAAGATAGAGTTCAGGGCGATACCGGAACGGACCTGACCACGGAACAGGTGAACGAGGTCGTCAAGAAAAAACGCGGCGCCAAGTGGGTGCAGGAATTGACCGAGACAGGAGGAGAAAACGCTGTGCCCGGTGAGAACTCGAAATTTATCCGGTATGCTATCGCGTCATGGAACTTGCCAAAGATTGATATATCGGATCCGAAACAGGTTGAAGAGCGCATAGGGCAATACTTCAAGTTCTGCGCAGATAATGACAGGAAGCCTCAGATTGTGGGTATGTGTAACTGGTTGGGAATCAGTCGTGATACGCTGAATCAATGGAAAAATGGGGAGTGTAGAAGTGCGACACATACCGACATGATTAAAAGAGCGGTGTCTGTGATCGAGGAGATGTGGGCCGATTACATGCAGGCCGGGAAACTTAATCCGGCAACAGGGATCTTCCTGGCAAAAAACTGGTACGGATATAAGGACGTTGCCGACGTGGTGGTCACTCCGAACAATCCGTATCAGGGAGCGAGTGAGGAGGATCTGAAGCAGAAATATCTAGCGGACATGGCGGAAGACGGAGAGTAAAAGGAGCGGGGCACAGGAAAAAGTATACCTGTGTCCCACTTTTATATATATTTTTATTAAAAACTATATATAACGACGTGAGGCGTTGCTTTCTACCCTTGTAAGTTGGACGGGCCAGGCAGGTCGATGGCGCTGCGTATTCTGGTCCGGATGGAATAAGCCGGGGCAGATCCCCTCCGGAACGGGCGTGACAATCACGGGACGGAATGAAAGAATCACGGAACGGGGCAGGATGTGTCTATTTCGCACAAAAACGGGCCTAGGAGCGCTTCCAGATGCTTGCATGAGTATTTGTCCATCTGAACACAGAACGGATTATAGGGCCATTTCTGAGCGAAATAGAGCTATGTTGCTTTTCTGGTGCCGGTGCGCTCATCCTCGCAAGCTGGGAGCGGATGCCGGAACGGATGCACCGGCGAGCAGCAACCAGGTCGGAGGACGTGGTGGATGATGTCGGATCCGGTACGGCAAAACGGCTCCAGGTGGGCCCAGAATCGCAACTATTCGTGAAACACTTGTTTTACGAATAGTTGAAATGGCGATTTCTGTACGATGCGGAACGAGAACCGACCAGATTTTACTGGAACTGGCGTTTTTGCGGGTGCGGACGGTCATTTGTTACGTTTGCAACGGCAAATATGAACGGGATTTAACAATTCGGAACGGGCAAACGTACATAAAAAAACCGCCCCATGCGGAGCGGTTTGCGGATGGAAAGACAGGTCATCCAATGATTAGATCCTTTTCTGCAATCTCAAGATACTTGTTGAGCAGATCGAAGATGGATCCGGCGCCGATCATGGTGTTTGCTCTGTTCATCGTGTCCTCGTCTGCGGCTGCGATGATGCGCTCAAAGAAAACGTGGGAGATCGCGTCTTCTGCCGTTGTAAAAGTCTTTCCTCCGTCGATACTGATGCGTGCCATAGTTGTGCCCTCCTTCTTTTTGTCTAGTATATCATGGTTGTCAAGATCCGGCACCGTCTGGTGCTGGCTGCAAGGCCCCACTTGAGGCCCTGAATGTCAGCATCAGGAACGGAGCTCGACCGGCTGTAGCACGTCACAGAACGCGCCACTGCTGGCACTGTAGCCGGAAACCTGAACGGCAAGCCCCGCGTCCCTGTCCAGGACAACATGCGACGCACCGGAACGGGACAGAACAGCATCAGCATTGCGGCATGCGGAACGGAACGCGTGTTCGCTTGTGAACGTTTTGCGGGGTTGCTGATGCTGAACAGGGCCATACGGGCCGGGCGTGTAGTAAATGACGGAAGCGGTAAGATAAAACATGTTTTGCCCTCTCTTTCTTCTGTGTCAGATGATTTCAGAGGTGACCGGAACGGCAGGAACGACGGGAACGGGATCCCCTGGAGCATCATGAGCGGGAACGGGGACCGGGTCCAGATTGCCGGACAGGATCAGGGCAAGGATAACGGTTGCGGAACGGATCAATTCAAGCATTTTCTTTTCCTCCATCAGAATTCAGTGCAGGAACGGACGGCGGGAACGGGGCCCGCCCTGTTTTGCAGGGCGAACGGTTTTCCAGATGAGCGGAGCAGGAGCGCCCCTGCTCCGCGTTTCGTGCGGCTTCATGCTCCCATCTTGTCAACGGTGCAATCCGGACCGGTCCACCAGGCGACAAGCCGCGCTTGTTCTTCTTCTGGAACAGCGTACACCTCAAATTGTTTGACGTTTGCGCCGGTCCGGTAGAATGCAAGGGCTTTTCCTTCCGTTTTCGGGTCCGGGAAAAGCTCCGCGCCGGTGCGGTCCACAATGAAGCGTGATTGCTGCTTTGTTGCGGTGCGGAGGCAAACGACAGCGGGAAAGTTAACGCGTATCTGTGTTGGAAGAACGGACGCCAAAAGGCATTGCGTCGCGGCGATGCAATGGATTCCGGCGGCGCGTCCTAGCTGGCAGATCCGTTGCAGGAGCGGGACAACGTCGGCCTTTTGGGTTGTCAGAAGGTCCGCCAGCTCATCAATCACAATGTATATTTGAGAACCGGGCCAGATGCGCTCCCCCACAGAATGCATATACTGTAAACGTGTTTCCATCGTTTCGACCGCGGAACGGATATCGCGGAGCATTTCATCAGGTTCAAATGAATAGCTGATGCAATGCGGAACGGATTCCCACTCCCACAGCTCTGTGGCTTTTGGATCAAGAAGGACGAATTGATTAGACGCGGGCGAACGATACAGGGCGGAGGCTATAATACTATTGATTAAAACGGATTTTCCGGAACCGGTCGCACCTGCAATGAGCAGGTGCGATTGGTTGAGCATATCGGAGTACAGGCCGAACAGACGGCCGGACGGAGTAACGTATTTCATTTCTTTATGCCCCCCTTTTTATCACGGCCGCTTGTTTAATGCGGCTACTTTTTCCATATGCTCTTTTAATACATGCTCCCATGAAATACCGTCTTTATATAGTCTTATGCAATACTCGAGCGGATACGTTCCCGGATAGTTTCGCCGCCCTGCTTCCCCGTCAATGATCCATTCCAGGCCGTTAAAATTGCGCGTTTCTCCGTTCAATCTGTAGCTATAAACATTGTATTTCATTTTTAAATCCCCCTTTATGCGGTTTTCTGTGCGGCTGCGGAACGGGCCGCGACGGTCACGGAACGGGATACGGACGTCTTGCCGTACTCTTTTTTGATATCGGGAAAATCTTTGTAAAGGGTTTTTGTGTCCAGTCGGGTTGTTTCTGTCTCTTTGATAATGACGGAATACAAGTCTGTTTCGATTGTAACGGCTGTTCCCATGAATTCCAGGATTGCGGCTTTCAGTGTTTCCACCTGCTTTTTCGCGGCTTTTTCCGCTTCCGTTGCGGCGACATATGCGGCAATAATTTCGTTTTTATTCATTTTCTTTTTCTCCCGTTTTCGTTTATATTTTTTCTGTTCCGCCCATGTTTTTTTACCATGGGCGGAGTTATCTTTTTTTAGTGAAGGTGTACATACTTGTTTTTACCGTATGGGCACCCGCTTTTCCCTGTTGTGCATTTTTCGCAATTTCCTGGGCATTCTGTAAACCCTGCCGGGATTTTTTCGTCCGGCATGATACAGCGAAACTCCGGGAAGTTATACGGGTTAACCATGGGCATTCCCTTCCATTCTGAAAACATGATTGACAAGTTGGCCGGTATTGTATTTTTCCCGTACTTATTACAGTATTCATTTACAAGGCTATAATTTTTCGTGTACGTCCAAAACCGGAATCCGGGAAAATCTTTTGCAATTTCTATCATTTCTTTGAAATATTCCATACTAGGAATGTCGCCGGCGACGTGCCACCGAAAAAACTTGTTTTTTCTTCTGTTTGATAACTTTTTGCGTATTTCCGCAAAATACTTTTCCGGATAGTACATTGCTAGAATGTAGTTTCTAACCCTTGCGTCAATCACTGTTCCCGGATATTGTAGACAAGCTTTTATGTCGTAACAATAATTCTTGCAGCCGCTACAGTTTGCACATGTGAACAGCGGAGGAAGGGAAACATTTAAAACCCTCCCGATTTTTCTGTTTCCGGCAGAGATACATATTTTTATGTTTTCCATGTCTGTTGACATATAGAACGCTATCTTTTCTTTGATCATATCCGAAACCTTTTTTAGTGATTCCCTGCTAAACATTTTCTGTTCCCCCTGCTTTATTCTTCTATGCTAATAATGTCGTCTTCTGAAATTGTTTTCATATTGTATTCGTCAAGCCTGAAATATATCAAGCTTGTTCCTGCCGGCTTGAAATATGAAATTGCGTAAAATGTGGCTTTTCTGTCAATCCGTTTATAATCAAACACGGGCCCTTTTTCAGTGTATGTAACTTTATACTGTTTCATTTTCTTTTCCCCCGTTTATCATTCAATCGAGATAACATCTTTCATATTGATTGAAATTAATTTATTCCAAACTTTTACGTATACCGTTTCTTCGTCGCTTTCCTGATTTACAATTTCACCTGTAATTGTATCGATGCTTTCAAACTTGCCAAACATGTTTTCCCAACGTTCCTTCACAAATGTAACTTTTTTCATTTTTTCTTTTCCTCCCATTTCTTTTTTTATTGCTTTCATTTTAAGGCGCTTTTTCTTGTTTCTTGCTATTCTGTTTTTAAGGTTCGGTGTCGGTTTTTTCTCTTTTGCCTCCCGACACGCGTATAATATCAAAAATATTTTTGATTGTCAAGCGTTTTTTTGAAAAAAATCAAAAATATTTTTTCCTCCTATTATATGCGGCGAAAATGTTTCCTGCTGTCCTGCTGTCCTGCTGTCCTGCTGTCCTGCTGTCCTGCTGTCCCTGCTGTCCTGCTGTCCTGCTGTCCCTGCTGTCCTGCTGTCCTGCTGTCCTGCTGTCCTGCTGTCCTGCTGTCCTGCTGTCCTGCTGTCCTGCTATCCTGCTATCCCTGATTCCATGCTATCCTGCTATCCTGCTATCCCTGATTCCATGCTATCCTGCTATCCTGCTATCCCTGATTCCCTGCTAT